GAGATGCGTTCATTTTATCTTTTTTCTTTTCAGAAGGTTTGATGTATTCAGTCCTTCTCTTATATTCTTCAAGTATTCCACTTTCCTTTACCTTACGTTTGAAAATCTTCAACATAAGGTCAATGTTCATTCCGTTTCCCTTGACCTTGACGTGTGCTGTCTTTGGTCTGTTGCTGTAAACTTGATCTGACATAACCTATTTCCTTTTTATTTTTGATTTTTTTCGTTTACCGATTCAGGCGTTTCTTCATCGCCTTTTTCTTTGATTTCATAGTATTTGCCGAGTGTTTCACCAATTTCTTCATAAACCGCTTCGAGTCTTTGTTGAAGTTTTGTTACTTCATTTACTGTCTTTTCAAAGATCTTGAATGATTCATTCATCTTACGAGTATGACGTGAAAGAGTCATTCCATCAAACCAATCACCGGATTCGTCTACGATGTTCTTTGAAGCAAATTCAACAATCTTTTTGATGTTTGAGTAAGCTTCTTTTAGTTTACCTTGACGATAGATTGATTCACCGAACTGATTATACTTGCCGATGAGTTCAACATAAAGTTTCTTTTGTTCCGGTGTCAAGACTCTTTCTGGTGTTTCTTGTTTTTCATCTTCACCTTCACGGAGAAATTTAGTTACAGTTTCTTTTACCATCTTACGAATCTTACTTTTCTTTGTTTCTGTCATTTTTACTGACTCCGCTTTATTTGGAAGACCTTTGTGTTTTGTTCCGGCATATTTTTCAAGTTCTTTTTCTGACATAGAAGCTGCAACTTGTTTTACATTCTTACTTACTTTTGAAGCAGGAACTTCCCCACGTTTGTAGGCAAGAACAAGTCCCATAAATTTCTGTTGTTGTTTACTAACTGCAGGCATCATTTACTCCTATCAAAATATACATTCACATACATCGCCAATTTCACAAATAATCTTTGTGATGTTCTCGTTTATACGTTGAAGTTTAGGGTCAATCTTAGCAATAGTCTTGAGGTCAACACCTTCTTTGATTAGACCTTCACCAACAACTTGACCAGCACCGGCAGGGTACATAAATGCACCATGAGTAGATGGATTTGATACAAAGTCCCAACCAATCAACTCAAAGTCATCTTGGACTTCGACCGTTGTTTCATTTATTTCTTTCACCGAACCCATACCACGGGATGATATACCAAGACGAATTCCAGCTTGTAGAAGGTTCTTTAGAATGTTTCCTGAAGGAGTGGGGAGGATTTCTACTTTACCAACAACATCATCACCGTCCCAATTTACATCAAGAACGTTATGACAAACATTACGAAGATTGATAACAGATGAATCGGGGTGGTCTAACTCACCGAGAGCACGATTTTCTTTGATTTGTGTTTTCTTGTAATTGGCAACTTCACGCATAAGAATCTTTTTTGGATAAACACGTCCATTTTGATTCTTTGCCTCTGCACGTTGAAGAACACCCGATACGATAAGTTTACCACCGTTATCTGATGATTCGTTCAATTGACGTGGGGTTGCTGAAAAAAGTATTGTGTCTACAAGTAAATGTTTCATTATTAGGCACCCAATTCGTTTATTTTCTTACCAATTCTGTTTAGTCTTTCACCGATTTTTACGAGACGACTATGTGATGAACGCCAAAGGGTTCTTTGGTCTACTGCCATTTCTGTCTTTAGACGAAGAGCGTGTCCAACAGCACGTTCTACACGAAGAAGAGATTGGTTCAATTCTTTAATAGAAGTGTTTATCTTTTCACTTGTTGTTTTTGTTTTATCACCACGGTACTCTTTATATGATGCTTCGTGAAGAGCTTTCATTGCCATCTTATAAACAGACTCACTCTTTGTGAAAGAGTTTGCATATTGTTCTTTGGATATTGAATTTCTTCTCTTTTGTTTTGGTACAACTTTATATCCAAATTGTTCTGCATTGTCTTTTGTTTTTGCATCAAAAGATTCTTTGCCTTCTCCATCTTGGGGAGAAAATGCCTTTGGTGTGTCATATCCAGCAACCATGCTAGTGGTACTAGTTTCATTCATTTCATCTCTGAACTTCTTATATGATTCAGATTCTTTTAGGTTTTTTATGAATTTTTCTATGTTCATATTACTTTGCCACTTGATTACGAATTAGTACATAAACCGTTCCACTATCGACCTTTACACTCCTCAAAGAAAAGTCATAAATACGAATACTACCTTGTCCTAGAATACCGAGTGGAATATCACCACCGAGTGAAAGAGACGCCGTACCAACGGAACCAGTCGGAACTATCAAACCACCTACACCAAAATTGGAACCCGTAAATATTGTTGTTCCAGTTGTACATGGTATTACTTTATGAAATTTTCCAGGATGTCCTAGTCTTTCAAACTGACTCAATGTTGGTGCTGGATAATTGTATGGTTGAACTTCTGTTGACATTATTTTATCTCCTTCAAATCATTTACAAGGTCATAGTATCTAAGTAAGGCCGATATATGACTTTCATCAAGATTCTTTATTGTCCCATATTGATTTAGTAAGTCAGAGACTTCTGCCAACTTGATTTTCAAAGTCTTATCTTTTGTTTTCTTTATCTTTTCTTCCAAGAAAATTCGTATCTTTGAAGCTTCACCCTGAACAAATGTCTTCAGGTTATTTGTGTTGCTTACATTGCTGATGTATTCGCGGAGTAAAGATTTTTGGTCTTGTGAAAGTTCGCCATACTTTTTATTGAACTTTTCAACAAGAATTTTATAGGACATAAGACGAATTTCTTTTGGTTCGTCTTTTAGTGATACCGACTCTTCAATAAGTTCTTTCTTGGATTCAGATACCATATTTTCCATAATGGTCATCTTAGAACGAGTAATTTCCACAGGACTATCAAGTTCAGTATATTCAAATATCTTGTAAACAGATGCGAGTAATTTATAGTTTCCGACTTTTGTTTGGAAGAAAGAATTTATATCAAAGTTTTCTGTTATTGACTTGATAAGTTCATATTTCTCTTCACTCAACTTCTTCTTATTGATTTTCTTACGGGCGGTAAGGACTGCTTCAATCAACATTTGTGATTTTGCATCGGTTGGCATCTTCTCTTCACAGAGTGTTTTATACAAACGATACTCCTTTATCATCTCGGTGTTCTTGTTGAAAAATTTCTTCAAGATACCCGTGGCGATAGAGTCGGTACCGGATATGATGTCAGATGTTATTTGACGTGTTAGTAGTTCAAATAACATTCCCGTGTTTCTATACTTTGAATGTTTAATCTTTTTCATCCTTTGTTTACCTGTAATATATTACTCATAAAATAAATATGACCTAAACTCAAATTTCTTCCATTAAATTAGACTCATCAAGTAAATTAGATGTTTCTGTATTTTGTTCCGATGCCGGTTTTAGACTTTCTGAAATAATTGATTTTGTTTTTACTCTACCAAAAGACATAGAGTCCAACATATCACTAATTTCCTTTGTCAAACCATCACGTTTTGTAGATTCAGTTGCCAGAGGAGAATTGCCCTTGTAGTTATGTTTTGGAGAAAGGTTTACATCAAGTGTCTTACCGATGTCTTTCTTACCAAGTGGATCTCTTCCGAATGGACTTCTATCTGTTCCATATGTAGAACCACCTTCTTTTGGTCTACCAGCACCCGGCCATCCACCTTCAGGAACTTCCACATCATTGATTTGTTGAGGTCTCTTACCACCATAAATATTCATAGATGCCAAATCGTGTGGAGTTCCAAATGATTCCTTCGTAATCTTTGGATCATTTCCTTCACTTTCAATTTGTTTCTGACGGAACTGATGTTTGATGTCTTCAATGATTTCATTCTTCTCAAACTCAGCGTCATCTTCCGAAAGATTGAATACATTTGCATAAACATATTTCATTGAGAAAAGACGCTTTTCAATCAGATTTGAAGCAAGGTCTACTCTTTCTTTCCAAAGGGCAATCTTCTCTTGTTCATAGATGATAGAAGGACCGGTAAGAGAAAGTTCAAAGTCAACAAGGTCTGCGTTCTCGTATCCTTGAGCATACAAGTGAACGATAGCAATCTTTGTCAATTCAGAAATAACGATACGTTGGATTCTTTCAATCGTTCTTGCAAAACGAATATCAAGTGTTGCAAGTGTTGCCTTACCTTCGAGTGATTCGTCAAATCCAAGATATGCCTTTGGAACCTTTAGAGCAGCAAATATCTTACTCTTTAGGTATTCAACGTCTTCAATTGCTTGATATTGAAGTCCAGCCAGAGTTTCTATATTAGTACCAGCTTGGCCACCACGAACAGGAAGATAGAAATCTTCAAGAAGGTTTTGCATATTGTAACGAAGATTATATTCACCTGTTCTTTCGTCCATAACAGGTGTCTTCTTCATTGCATTCATTACGTTCTGCATATACTGGTCAACTTCCGCTGGTGGAATATTACCAATATCAATCTTGAAGATTCTCTTTTCAGGAGCTCTCATGATACGGTGAATCAACATCGCATCTTCCATAAGAACAAGTTGCTTGTAAAGTTTACGAGCACCTTCTAACATTGACTTACCATAAGGTAGGAAGTTAGTGTCACCTAAAAGACGGAAGTGAGCGATTTCATAGTTCTGAAATTCACCTTTACCAAGTGGACCTTCGTAAATAAACTTTGTCATATAAATGTGTTCAGGGTCTGTTCCTTCATCACGTTGCATTTCATATGGTGAAAGTGGAACAACGTTTGTGATACCGACCTCATCCTTTACGTCAAGGTAAAGGTAGTTGTCTCCATACTTACAAAGATTACGAATCCACGGCCACAGGTTGTATTCAATGTTTATAATATCATAGAAAAGATTGTGTA